GCTTCATACAGCGCAGTCGCCAGGCCATCGATCACCTTCTGGTTCTCTTTGGCGGCTTCAGTGGACTTCTTCGTCCCGGACTCGCCAGCCTTCTGCGCTTGCTCAAGCTTATAGATTTCGGTAGCTAGCCGTTCAGCTTCTTCGCGTTCCTCTTTGGTGGCATTGGATCCGAGCTTCTGGATTGCAGCTAAGCGCGCGCGGGCGTCGCCTGTTAGCTTTGCCAACGCGAGCTCATCGCGCATGCCTTGGAGACGTTTGGCGACTTCCGGGTCTGCGTCTGCGGTGATAGCCGGCCCCGTACTGGTGCGCTCACGCGGCTTCTGGTTAGCCAGCCTATCCTGAAGCTCATATAGCTTTTGGAGACGACCATTTACTTCATCAAGATTTGCCTTCTCTTCGACAAGCGACTTGTTAGCATTCGCTAGACCATCTGCACCCAGATTGGCGCCCCGCTGCTGGGCTTTTTGCAGCTCAATGATGTCCTTCGTAATTGTGGACACACTGCGAGCCGCATCGCGCGCCTCTTTCTCGATCTGTTGGATCGCATCGCCTACTTGGATACGCCGCAGCTCTAGCTGTGCCTGAGTCAGATTGTCTACCGCGGTAGCCAGTTCCTCGACGTTCGGCGCGGCCTTCCGCGAATTGTCACCAAACAGGTACACGCCGGCGGCAGCAGTAGCCAGCAAACCGATAATGCCGGCCGGACCGCCAAGCATGGCGACCAACCCGGTCCCCGCGGCAGTCGTCGTGCGTTGCGCAGCTGCCAGGGCGGTCTGAGCCACCCGGTGGGCATTGGCGGCAGCAGTAGAAGCAGCGAGAGAGCCCCCCAGTCGCACTTGCGCGGCAGCCTGGCCAGCGGCGGCGGCTGCCGCCTTCTCGTTGGCTATCGCCTGCTCTAGGGCTGCCGCCGCCTGTGCCTTGGCTCCCAGCGCGGCGCGGGCGTTGGCAATCGTCGACGCAGTGAGGCCCGCTAGATACTTTGCCATCGCCCCGGCGCCAATCGCCAACAGCGCGGTCACGAGAGTTTGCAGGTTTTCGGCCAGCGTTAGCACCGCCTTGGACAGCACCCCCGTCGCGCCCGTGGACCTGTTGGCCTCGCCCACCATTGCGGACAGGTTATTCCGAAGCGCGGTGAAAGCGTCCTTGATGGTCGTGGCCATGCCATCTGCGGCCTTCTTGTTCTCGTCCAGCGACGTGCGCAGGCCTTCTGACAACTGGCGCGCCGTCAGTTGGCCATTCACACCCAACCTGCGCACCTCTTCGGCCGTCTTCCCGGTCGCCGCGGCCACGTCCGCTACGACAGTGGGAATCGCCGCTAGGATGGTCTCCCAAGCGTCGGCTTCAACGCGGCCCTTGTTGAGCACCTTACTAAAGGCATCGGTAGCGCTCTTCGCGCGGTCCACGCTGGTCGCGTTCTTGACGAATGAGTACGAAAGCGAATCCGTGACGTCCAGCGCCGATTCCGTGTCGTAACCCATCGACTTCAGGGCCGCAGACGTACGGATATAGACTTCCTGGGCCTCCGACAGAGACCGATAGGTCTTGTTCGCCGTCTCAAGCAGGCGAGTTTGCACAGTGTTGTACTCGGCGGCGTTTGCGGTGGCCATTTGCACCCGCTCGGCCATCTCGTTGTACGCCTCTGCCATCTGGATCAGGCCGGATACGCCTTGGAGCGAGATCAGACCTGCCAGTACACCCGAGAATCCCTTGAGCGCAGAAGAGGAAACAGCCACCTCTCTCCCCAAACCCTTGACGGCAGCAGCCGTCTGGGTCATCTGAAATTGCGCTTGGTTTGCCGCTTTATCGGTTTGGCCAAAGCGCTTATTCATCTTGTCCAGCGTCGAATCGACGTTGGTGGAGCTATTGACGAGCTTCGACGTGTCGGCTTCTACCTCGTAGTAGATCGACCCGACATTCAATCCGCCTGCCATCAGTGAACCCCTTTAGCTGCCTTTCGCTTTGCTTCGATTTTGTCGAACCACGCCATGGTGGCGTCATGCTGTTCTTTGGTTGGTGCCTTGGCGCCGGGTGCGTTACTTTCGGCCTGCGGGAACTTGGCGCGCAGCGCGCCGACCATCCCGGTCATCGTCAGATCCCAAGCGTCTCGCTCCGAAACGCCTAGATGAGCCATGGCCATAGCCACATGGTCCCGGGCCACGAACTCCTTCATATACACCGGCTCATCATCCCCCGGCCGCCTCGGCAACGGGGGCAGTGCGCCGGTGACGCCATGCTTCAGCAGGCAGCGCGCCAGCGGAACCACATGCTCCGCCGGCGCAGCCCCTGGCACGTATTCCAGCGACCCGGCCGTGGCCTCGTACATGCCAAACAATGACGAAGGGTCGACGTCTTCGCTAGCGCATGCGTAGATGACGCCCAGGGCGGCCTGAAACAACCGGCGCGCCTGGGCCTCATCGTCAGCCCCACCCATGACCGTGGCGAATGTCTCGACGATCTCTGCCGGGTCTCCCAGCCTAGACATTGCGTACAAGGAGGGACGCAAACGCACTACGTGCTCCCCCGCGTACACGCCCACTTCGCCAATTTCGGTCAGGATCATGGGTTACGGCGCAGTGACGGTCACCGGAACAGTCACGCTCACCGACGGGCGGGCCGCGCTGGTGATCTTGATAGACGTGGAGCCTTCAGCCACGCCCGTGACAAGGCCAACATTGCTGACGGTGGCAACGGCAGGCGCCGCGCTTTCGTACACCAGCCCCGGAGCGGCGCCAGTCGGAGAGACAGAAGCCGTCAAGGATTGCGTCGCGCCCTCTTCCACGGACACTGCGGTGGGTGACACCGAGATTCCTTGGACCAGGGGAACGACGGTCAGGGCAACAGTGTCCGTGACGCTAGGAGCCACGCTGGAGGCCGCCGTGATCGTCACGGAGCCTGCGGCGATGGCGGTAATCTGGCCCGTAACTTGGTTGACCGTCGCCATGGCCGGATTGGACGATGTCCAGCGCAGCGATTGCGAGGCACCGACAGGCAGCACCACGGCTTCGGCATCGAAGGACTGGCCAACCGTCAGGCTCAGTGTCGACGGGATCACCTCGACGCTCGTCGGGTCCGCGGCGTCCGGGTTCGGCGTGTCTTCAACGATCAGACCGAAGTCGCTGCCGGTGGCGCTCGCTTCGAGACTGAACGTAACGACGTCGTCAAACGGAGCGCTGCGGCTCATGTTCGGAACCAGCATGAACGCAGTGAACGTCAGGTCCGGGAACGTCATGCGCATCCAGGCCACGGGCTGGCCGCCGGTGGCCTCCGGGCGCGCAACGTGCTTGGTGATCTCGATCAAGTTCTCGGAGCCAGCGCCGGAAGCCTTCGCCGTGCCATCACCTGAGATGCTCAGGGTCTGGAAGGTGGCGATGTTCTCGCGCAGCGCGCCAACCGAGTCGTCTGCCGTTGCGTCAGCGGTTTCCCATTCGAGCGTGAATTCCTTGGTCCGCAGAGCCGCGAATCGCTTCCAATCGGTCTCGGCCGGCAGTTGATCGCCGCAGCCGATGTGGTACTCCAGGACCACGTCACGGCCAACATACTTCTGGTTCTTGCAAGTAGCCATTAGTGGCCTCCAGTTATAAAAGCACTTCGAAATCAAGCGAGTACCAGGGACGGTTCTCGCTCGTGTAGCCGGGGCCGACGGCTTCGCCGACCGCGCGCACGGACGCCGCGCCGCATGGCGACGAATCGCCTAGAGCGGCCTGGGCCAGTGATTCCATTGTTTGTTCGACAGCGACCACGTGCTTGCGGCCATCTCTCGGGCCTAGCAGGATCACTTTGAAACGAATAACGCGGTCCTCGACGTCCGGCGCCGGTCCGCCCATCTGCTGCACAGATGCGATGAATGCGCCGTTGACGGACGGGCTGTCAATCCACATCCCGCGGCTGAATAGGTATCCGTCGCCAACGACCGCTTTGAGCCACTCAGTAAAGGCGTCAAACACCGTAAATCCTTTTGAGAATGGCCGGCACCGCGCCCTTTATCTGATCAAAGCCCTTGGTAAGGAATTCGGGCTCCGCATTGGGGTCCCAGTAATTTCCGTTCCCCGTCCCGCCGCCGAACGCTACGCCCGCCCGAGTCTTGCCGAAGTCAGCGCGCGGCTTGCCCTTCAGCTTTCCGGAGGCCTCGTGAACCGCCGCGGCATAGGAAGCCGTGTACCCGACGGAGCCGGACACCTTTCCTTCCTTCACGTCGATCTGTGGCGCGTACTGGCTGTTGACCAGGTTGCTGGAGTCGATCGGCGTCATCTGGGCAGCCATGGCC